ATTCAGGATATTCAAAGAAGTTTTAAAAAACTTGGAATGTCGGCAAAAAACTCTAGGTCAAATATTAACAAAGCTCTCAGACCTTCAGGTGAAAAACTCGCTAAAGGGATGCAAAAAGCTTACAAGAAGGAGTTCAACGCTACGGTTGGAAAACCTAACAGAACAAGAACTTGGCAAACAATTGGTGTATACACATCTAGGAGGTCACGACAACCAGGTTTGTTTGTTGGACCACTATTAAAGAAAACTACACCTATTACTGTTAAGGGTAAGCCTAGTTTGAATTTACCTGCTATGCAAATTAAAGGTAACGCTAGGCAAGAGCCGACTAAGGATATATTTGAAGAGACAGCCAAAAAAATGGAATCTCAAATTTATGTATCTGTAGAAAAGGCTTTGGATCGTTTGTTGGGAAAAATGCTTAAAAACGCAGGTTTATAATATGTTCGCTGTAATAGGTAAGAAAATATTTGACAAATTAGGTTCATCAACTGACTTCATTACTTCTAATGATGGTCTGGATGTTGAATTAATTGTTAATGGTACTTTTGAAGCAGGGAGCATTGCAGGTTGGGATTTAGCTACAGGAGCAACTAATACTTCTGATGGCATTTCTGATTACGCTGACATAACATCTAGTTCAGTAAGTAATGAGCAACTTCAAATTGCCTCTGCTTTCAGTACTAAAATTGGCAGCAAATACCTATTATCGATTGAAAGAGTAGCAGGTGGTGATACATCAAAAATGGCTGTGAATACCACTCCTGAAACATCAACTTCTCAAACAGCTACAGCAGGTGTTGAGTTGCTTATATTTACTGCCACAAGCACATCTACGAGTGTAAGTGTTCGTGGTGGTGGAGCTGATAATAGAGCGTTATTTAAAAATGTTTCTGTAAAGGAAATTAAAAATAAGGTGTTTCCTGTTATTATACCTCAAGGAGCGAATTATCCTTGTACAACCTTCGAAATAATGAATGTTAGTAATTTCTTGTCAAAAGGAAATTCTTTAAATTCTTGTGATGTATCGATCCGAATTATTGCTTTCGCTGACGATTACAACACAACATATAACCAAGCTAAAGCCGTTGTAGAAGCTTTAGATTTATACTCAGTAACTTATACTGAGGATTCAGTAGATTATACAGCTAAATTTCGTTTTGAAACATTAGACGATAATTACTTTAAGTCTGCTGAAAAATTCTACAAAGAGATAATTTTCAACTGTTTAATAATTAAAAACTAAAATAAAATGGCAATTCAAAATGCAACAGGAGTCGTACTTTCCATAGCTGGAACAGCATTGGCACATTGTACTTCTGCTTCTCTATCTATAAGTAGAGATTTAAGAGATTCAACAACTAAATCATCAGCAGGTTGGTCTGAAAGTTTAGCAGGACTAATGTCTTGGGAAATGAGTGGTGATTCTTTTGTGGATATTACCCAAGGGGATTCTGATACTAACATAGCAGCGTTAATTGCTGGAGGTGAAGTAGTAGTTACTTTCGTATTAGACGATGCTGATTCAGCAACACCAGCACCAGTTACATACACAGGCGATGCCTTAATTACAAGTGTATCTATGGATGCAGGTGTAGAGGAAAACACATCTTGGTCTATTTCTTTAACAGGAACGGCTGAATTAGAAGTATCGTAGTAATTATTAATAAAAGGTAGAAAATATGAAAAAGGTAGAGTTAGGTGGTCAATTACGACCTATTAGGTTTTCTTATTTAGGATTAAAACACATCTGTATGGATTGTGGTCTTAAATTAAATGAGTTAAATAAACTTGGTACTGAATTAGAACATATAGGCATAATTGCATATTATGGTTTAAAGTACGGTGCGAAGAAAAACGGTGAAAAGTTTAATTACAAAATCGCTGATATTGAAGATTGGTTAGATAATGAAGATTTCGGCAAGTTAAATGAAATCTTTGAAGCTTTCCAATTGGATCAACCCCAAGCCGAGGGAAAGTAGTCAAGGGAGAGGAAATCGATGAGGACTCAGGAGAAATTGATTGGGATAAACTCGAGGAAATTGGATTAGGAATGTTGGGGTTAGCGTATGAGCAATTATATGAACTAACCCCTCGTTCCTTTAACAACACTCTAAAAGGTTATAATAATCAAGCTCAAGCTAATATAAGAGAGTCTTGGGAGCGAACTAGGGTGTTGGCTCATATAATAGCATCACCAAACCTTAAAAGACCTCTTAAACCTAAACAATTCTTACCTCTTCCTTGGGATAATGAAAACATACCTAATAAGATTATTGCATCGCCTGAACAAATAAAGGCAGATGTTGCTCGACATAAGGAAATACTTAAAAAAATGCAGAAATAATGGGTTCAATAAAAACCATCTCGATAATTGTCGCAGCCAATATAAAAGGCTTAGAATCTGGGTTAGGTAAAGCAAACAAATCACTTACTAAATTTGCTAAAACTTCTGCTCGATTAGGTTCGATGATGTCGTTTGGGATTACTGCGCCTCTTGTAGCTTTAGGTAAATCAGCTTTCGATACATTCTCTAATTTTGAGAATGGTATGATGAAAGTTAAAACTATAACTGGAGCTACGGCTGAAGAGTTTAAAATGCTTACTGCCGAAGCTAAAAGATTAGGTGCTACCACCCAATTTACAGCACAACAAGTAGCTGACTTACAGTTAGTTTTTGGTAGAAAAGGATTTAATCCAAAGCAAATTATGAGTATGGAATCTTCCGTACTAAAATTAGCTTTAGCAACAGGAGAAGATTTATCTCTTGCAGCAAACACCGTAGCATCTTCAATAAACGCTTTCGGATTATCTGCCGAACACGCAGCTTCCGTGGCTAACACTTTAGCATCAGCATCGGCTAATTCATCTATTCAACTTAGTACTTTTAGTACAGCTTTCGGTCACGCCGGTACGGCTGCTAACTCTGTTGGTGTTGACTTTAATCAGTTAGCAGGTATGATGGGTGTTCTTATGGATAATGGTATCAAAGCTTCTAAAGCAGGTACAGGACTCCGTAAGATATTCATAGAATTAGCACAAAAAGGTATTCCGTTTAGCGAAACCTTAGATCGAATTGCTAAAGGTGAGATGGATATTATTGATGCATCCACAATGGCAGGTAAAACTGCTGCTGCTCAACTATTAATTTTATCAAAAAATAAGAAGAAAGTAGATGAGTTAGCAAAGAGTTATGCTAAGAATACTGATAGACTTGATGAGATGGCTAAAGCGATGGGTGAAACCACCTTCGCTAAAGTTAAGAAAATGCAATCTGCTATAGAAGGTCTTAAATTAGAATTAGGAGCTTTACTTGCTGAGATTGTTGTACCTATAATTGGTCGTATAACTTCATTTGCTTCAGGATTCGCTAATCTTGATGATACTACTAAAAAGCTTATAATTACAGTAGGTGGAATAATGGCTGTACTTGGTCCAGTATTAATAGGTGTTGGAGCTTTAATAGCTCTACTTAATCCTGTTACTATTGGTATAGGATTATTGGGTGGTGCGTTTGCGCTTTTAGCTTTGAAGAGTAGTAGCGTTACTGATAATCTTATAGAAGAACAAACAGCATTAAGTAATCTAGCCGAAAGAGCGATGTCTGCCAATGAGGGGTCGGAAAAAAGGATTGAACTTATAAAAGAGTTACAAACTGAATATCCTGACTTCCTTAAAAATATGGAAGCTGAAAAGATTGCTAATGAAGATATAAAAAATGCTATAGATGAATCTAATACTTCGTTCTTAAAAAAACTACAACTTCAAGCTGAATCTGAGAAGTTGCAAGAGTTGATGAACGAGAAGTCTAAAAAGGGTCGTGAGTTAAATGCTAAGGAAAACGAGGCTTTAGAAGCTTTGAGAAAGATTTATAAAACTGTTGGATTTGAGCTGAGTGGTAATCTTTCTACACAAACGAAATTAGAGAAAACTATAAGCAATATAACAGGTGAATATATTGCTGTAAATAAAAATACAACGGTTTGGATTGGTACTCTTGGGGCTAACGATAAAATCACTAAAAACACAAGAGAGAATTTAGAAGATTTAAGAGATGAATTAAGTAAAGATACAAATCAATTTGATACTGCTGCACAAGCTGTAGCTGACTACCTAAAAAAATTAGATGAAATAGGTTCAACGGCAGCTAAAGCAAAAACCCCACTCCCAACCCCAACTGGAACACCAACCCTAGCCCCAACTTTGGGCTTAGGAGTTTTAGCCCCACCACCGTTTATTGGTCCACTAAATGAAGTTACTAAATCATTTAGTGATAAAGTAAAGGATGCTTTTACCTCAGTTCAAGGAACGGTTGGTGAAATATTTGGTACTATGCAAAAGAATGGTAAAACTACTTTTGAGAACATAGCAATGGGAGTAGAGGCAGCATTCTCAGGAATAAATGAAGTACTAAATACGCAGTTCGATTTACAAATTGCTAAAGACCAAGAACTTTTTGATAGAAAGAAATCTTTAATGGAAGAGTCTGCTGCCTACCAATCAGCAACATCTAAAAAGCAAGCAGAGCTTTTAAGAAAATTAGAAGAGGATTCGTTCAAGAAATCTAATAAAATAAAGAAAAAACAAGCCAAGCTAGATAAAGCACAAGCTATGTTTAGCGCAATCGTACAGGTAGCATCTCAGGTCGCAGCTAATGTTGCCGTACCACCTCTTGCTATTGCAATTGGTATTGCAGGTGCTATTCAGATTGCTGCTATTGCTGCTCAACCGATCCCTGCATTTGCCAATGGTGGTATTGTATCTGGTCCAACATTAGGGTTAATGGGTGAATATTCAGGTGCAAGAAGCAATCCCGAAGTAATTGCTCCATTAGATAAATTACAAGGAATGATGGGTTCTCAAAATATTAGAGTACAGGTTTATGGTTCGTTAGACTCAGAAGGCATTCAGATAGCTACTATTAAAGGAAATAAAATTGCAGCCGAAACAGGTGGGGAAACTTTATCAACTTCAAATCATAAACACGCTCACGCAGTTGGTGGATTTGTCGGTCAAGCATTAGAGGGAAATTAAAATAAAAAAATGGCAATAAGATTTCACGCAGAATTTCGTAATATACGAAAAGAACTTTATAAGGTAGAAATCCACGACAATGAATTTAGTGGTTCATCTACTGAATTTACTCTAAGAGGTGATGGATTTTCCGTTAACTTCAATGGAGGTGCTAACACCTATGATTTAATAAAGGCTTCCACCGTTTCATTTATAATGAATGTAGATGATTCGATAAAGAAAGCTCTGTCTACCGACCTTGCTGAGTCTGACGATGGTAGGTTTAATGTTAAGATATTAAAGGATGGTGTTTTTAACGCAGCAAACGATTTTACTCCAGATGGAGATAATTACACATTCTATTGGTTAGGTCAAGTTAACAAGAAACTTGTATCAATAAAAGATTCATTTTATCCATTTGACTTTAAGATACAAGCAACAGATGGTGTTGATTTATTAAAAAAAATAGATTATAAAGATGATGATGGTAATGTTATTACTGAAAGGAGTCGATTTACAGATATTTTATCTGACATAATAGGTAAATTAGATAACAATTCTATATTATCAGATTCAGATGTTGTTTTATCGACCAAAGTGAGATGGTATGAAACTAATATGTCTACATCAGATGATCCTGTTTATCTAACTGCGATAAATAGGGCTGCTTTTACTGAGTTAGATGACCTGAATAATGTTGTTAAATTTAAAACATATTATGATGTATTAGTTCAAATTTGTAAAATCTTTCAATGTAGATTTGTATTCTCAAACGGTAAATATACCTTTATTCAATATTGGTTATTAGCTGATGGAAGCACTCACGATTACTTTAACTATCAAAAAGATGGAACTTTTGACTCTAATACTACTGAACAACTTAATAGTGCTATAGGTGAATATCCTTCTTATGCAACAAATAAAAGTGATTTTGGAGAACCTGGACTCTATAATAGAACAAAGAAATATGGAAATAAACTAGGTTCAGTTAAGATAGATTTCAATCCAAGTGATGATGGAAATATATATCAATTAGGTTATTTCCCTGTATGGCAAATGCCTAATGCTAATTGGCAACCTTATGGTCAAGATGTTACTGGACCGAATTTGTTAGGTTATTTTGAGGATGGCGATGATGTGAGTTTTAAGCTTCGGATTAAAATGAAAATTAAAGTAACAAAACAAAATAATGTTACTCCAACTCAAAATTTTTTCGGGAGAATTATATTTCCTTTTTGGTTAAAAGTAGAATCAAGTGATTCTGTAGCACCTAATGATAGGTATTTAGTACCGTGGTTGAATGCTAATATAACACCTGACCAAGGTGAGTTCCCTACTAATATTTACACTAGCTGGGATAATAATGGTTCAGAAACAGATATAGATAATGCTATAAACTCGTTAAATAAATATAT